TGATTCCAAGGTTTACCTTGGAAAACCATTTTCTTAACGATCTCCATAAATTCACCACCTTCAGCACTAATGCCAACAGCAGCAGTAAGAAGCCTGTGAATATTGGAACCCTCTCCGTCAAGGGCACTAAGACTCTCAAGGAAAGATTTATAATCCTTACTGGGATTGGATGTGACACCATCCACGAATACAGCATACTTATCCAAGTCAACTTTCTGTCCTGTGTAATTGATATGTGGTTGTTGGTCGTTGTGAGTGTTGTGATCTCCAGACATAATTAAAATTTAAATTCAGCGAATGATTTCTTAGGAATCTTTTCTTCATTATACTCCTCATTTGCTCCAGAGTCAAGCACATCTTCTTGTGCCTTTTGTTCACAGTCATATATCCTCATCTTTGCACGATCAATACCAACAATAAATCTCTTGTGTATGGTTGGATCGTTGTATCTATTCTTTAACTGCTTGACCATTATCTGACTTAAACCCTCCAGTTCTTCAGTAGATATAAGAGCAAACATAAGATCAGCAGTTGCAGGAAGGCCAAATGACTCAGAGGTATCGGTAAGATCAACATCAGAACTAGCAAAACCACTGCGAGTAGTTTGAGTTGCGGATACAATCGGAACATTCGCTTCGACAGCGAGACCTCGAAGTTCTTCCGCAATCGCTTTGATAAATGAATAAGAATTGACATTTGAACCTGCTCTATAACGTGAAGATGCACATATGTTTAGATAGTCTATGAATATTATATCAGGTCTAAAAGATTTTTTCAATGCTAGTTCATTAAGTAATGCTTTGAAATGTCCTGAGTGTGCAGCAGCAGTTGGATACTCTTTGATTATAAGAGTACCCTGTGTCTTGTCTGCTAGTCGATTAACCTTCTTATCAAACATATTTCTTGGTAGATCGACCAGTTGTTGAATTGGCACATTCAAAAGGTTTGCATCAATTCGTTCAGCAATTTTCTCCTCTGCCATCTCCATTGTAATGTAGAGTACGTTCCTCCCTTGGAGCAACACGGAGCTAGCATGGTGGCACATGAATAGAGACTTCCCGACACCTGTACCAGCAAGTGCGATATTAAGAGTCTTATTAGGTAAACCACCTTTGGTAATTTTATCAAAGTATTCGAGATCAAAGGGGATCTTATCTTCTGTCTTGTGGTAGTATTCGTACCTGTCTTCATAGTTCTGTAAGTAATCGTGTCCTATATTGTTATCGAAAGAGACTGCGAGTGCTTCAGAAAGAATAGTAGGTATCGCATCACGATTTCTTTTCTCATCATTACCATCTGCAATATGGATTGATTCCATTAAGGCAAGATAAATCGCACGGTCACGACACCACTTTTCAGTTGTATCCAATAACCATTGGGAGTCTACTGGTGTATTAGTAAACTCTCTACTAATAGTAACAATGTTCTTTACTTCTTCTTCTGTAAGGTCTGTTCGATTCTCAACCTCAATATTTAGTGCTTCGACAGTTATACAACTGTCATACTTGTTAATAAATGATGTGGTTTCCTCAAAAATAATCTTTTCACTCTTATCCTCAAAGAAGTCTGGTTGTATAAAAGGAATTGTTTTACGAGCATATTCTTCATCATGAACAAGATTACGAAGAATAGTAGTTTCAATTCTCTCCATAAGAAAAATGTCTTTGAGCGATAGTATCAAGTTCTTTCATTATATCATCTGTAAAGTATTCTGTCGGATTCTTTAGTATTTCTTTAGCATATATTTTTTTACCATTCATTTCATATCTACCGGCAACATTCTTCCACATACCACCAAGTTCTCCTAGTTCAAGGAGACCGTAGTATCTATCAAGTCCTCTCTCATCATAGTAGAGTCGAATGTTTACTTCTCTGTTTTCTTTGGAGAGTCTTGATTTAGCCGTCTTAGCCTTAATAATGTTTCCAACAACCTCTGTCTTATCCTTTTCCTTTTTTTTGCTGAGATAAATGATCGTAGACGCGGCATACTTGAGACCAGAGCCTCCTCCCATTTCTTTAGTCGGGACATAAGATCCGATGACATCATAAGTGTGATTTGTAACTATAAGTGGAATATTTGCTTGACCAAGTTTAAGTGTAAGCATACGGAATGCACCCTTCACAAGTTGTGATTTGGTCATGTCACGAACTTGTTTGTCATTCAATGCATCGGTAATCTCTTTCTCTGTAGAAAGCATACCCAAAGAATCTAATACAAACATACAAGGTTTGCGATTCTCTTCTTCTGTCTTAAGGTATATATCAACTGCACGAAGTGCTTTGCTTCGGAACTCCTCTATTGTAACGACATTGACAACAACAAGTCTGTTTTGATCAATTCCACGAGATGATAATAATCCTTTGGTGATTGCAGCTTCAGTATCAAAATAGAGGCAATACCCATCAGGATTAGTGTCCAGAAAGTTCTTGACAATAGCAAGGGAAAAATAAGTTTTTCCAGTAGAAGTTTCACCAGCAATGGCAGTAATCTTATTAGTAGAAACGCCACCATAAATGGAACCGCTAACAAGCGAATTGAAGATATAACTTCCTGTATCAATGAATCTTTCTGTTCCATCTATGTCTGCTGCGATTTGGGTGTACTCATCACCAATTTCTTTAACTATCTCTTTTAAAAAGTCCATTAAGTAAAAAATAATTCAAGGTTAACAGTTTTTTCAACATTCCACCCAATCGCATCAAGTATTGCTTTGAGTGGTTCTACGAAACTCTTCTCAAATTGTAGATCATAATCTATATACTTGTCAAGTCCAAGTTCTCTTGGAAAGTCTTGGATGAAAGATATTACATTCTCACGAATGATATTTGGTTTCTTAAGATATAAGAATTTAATTTTCTCACCATTACCAATCAAAGAGTATTTGCGATCAAGTTTATTCTTCTTAATATAATAATTAAAAAGAAGTGCTCCACGACAATGTATGGGTGTTCCCTTTGAATAGATGTCTGTATAGTTATAATACTTTTTAACATCTGAAACAGTGCGAGGAAATGCAATCTCCTCTGGAGGAAGAGACTTAAATTTTGTACGACATTCATCAATAAATTTAATTACATCTTCTTCTGTGCCATTCATCATCAACTTGAGTCCATCCTTAATCATAGAACGACAAGGTGCAGGAGTTGATGACTTGACTGCCTCAATACCCATCATCTTAAGTTTGGGTTCTTCATATCGAACACCTTCACTATCCCAGACATTCAAGATATATCTTTTCTTTGCTGTCCAGATGCCACGCTCTGCAATATTCTCTCGCTTCATAAACATCTTTTGGTCATAAGCGTTTACGTACGTGGCCAATTTTTCGTAAGAACTCTCAATATACTTCTCAAATTCCACCTCACACACCTTATTAAGGAACGACACAATGCTCGCAGCATCCTTTTCTCTGCCTTCGTATACCCTATTGACCAAATCACCCAGATTGAGATAGATACTATCAGTATCACTTGCAATAACATAATCAACATTCTCCGTTTTTAGTATTTTGTTTAGATAAGAGTTCATACGGTTCTCTATCCAACGAATAGAAACCTGACCAGAAAGAGTAATCGCTTCCGCATTTGCCAGTTTATAGTAACGGAAGTATTGATTACCAATCGCACCATAGGCACTATTCAGTTGAATCTTTCTTGCCATCTGAATATTATTACATCTGGCAATCTCTTTCTCAAGAGTTTTAGTCGGAGTTTTTTCATATGCCTGTTTTGCTGCAAGCATTTTCTTTTTATATACTGTTCGATCCTTGTATATCTTCTCCATGATCTCTGGAAGGAATCCTCTTTTGTCCTTACGATACATTGCACCGTTGGCACATACAGCAGTATCTTTGTATAGTTCAAAGTTTAGTTCTTCCGAAAGGATTCGATCAACCGTAGCTGTTGGATGTCGTTCATCCTTGAGGGTCTCAGGAGAAATGTTATATTGCATAATAAGGTGAGGATACAGACTATTAAGGTCAAACGAAACCACCCAATCATACTTTCCCGGAATCGGTTCTTTGACATAAGCACCTGCGTATTTTTCATTCTTGTTAGACCTGTTCTTTGGAGGAATAACAATATTTCTTTTCTTTAAGTAGTTATAGATTATTGTGTCCCACATACGAACTTGTGAGAATACGTCAACATAGTTTGCCTTTGCGTCATATGCCATTGTGATTGCAAGTTCAATCAACTTCATCTTGTCCTCAAGACGGTCAACAAGTTCTACGTCAATGATGTTGTACTCTACAAACTTTTGCCAACCTTTTGTATAGAAGTCTTTAAATGTATCATACTCAGAGTGATCAAGTTTCTGCTGACCAAGTTCAACCTTTGCAATATAATCCAAGCGATATGATTCTTGTGCCTTGTAAGTAAACTTCTTGTAAAGATTAAGATAATCAAGTTGAGTAATACCACCTACGTCATATGCAATATTCTTACGACCTGCAATATAGATTTCATCCTCTGTTACAAGACCCCAAGGAGAAAGTCTTTTCATCAACTTCTCACCAAGAACTCTCTCAAGTCTACGGGATAGATATGGAATATCATATAGTTCAATGTTCCAACCTGTAACAACTTCTGGTGTATTCTCTTCAACCATCCACCAGTTGATAAAGGCACTTAGAAGTTCATACTCTGAATTATATCCCTTGTAAATGACATTATCTTGTTTGTTGTTGAATGGGCCTTGACCCCATGTGCGAATCTGTTTTGTTGTGTAATCCTGTATTGATATGAGTAATATCTCTTCAGCAGCAGATTCTACATCAGGGAATCCGTTCTCTGACTTGACCTCTATATCAAGAGTGGTCAACTTGATCTTACTGATATCAAATTTAATTTCTTCCGCAGGATACATCTCTGAGATGTATTGGTAAATATATCTGTCATTACCATACACACTAAAGTTTTCTACACCATCATATCTCTTGATAAACTCACGGGACTCACGCACAGTTCCGGGATTGACTGGTTCAACATAATCACCTGTCAATGTTTTGTATTTTGATTTTCTTTTAGACGGAACAAAAAGAGTAGGATAAAACTTCTCACGAGTCATGAAATGTTTACCATTCTCATAACCACGAACAAGAAAGTTATCACCTACTAATTGAACGTTGGTGTAAAACTTCATTCGGCAAGTATATCAAGATACTTTGATAATATCATAGTCGTTGGTGCAACAATAGTCAAGATACTATCTGAGTGCATCATCATTTCTGTTTGGGATGTGAAATCTAACCAAGGTTCCATAACATAATCACTCTTATCATCCTTGAATTCGTTCTTCATCTTATAAGGATTAATAAGTTTACAATCAGGCCCACCAAGTTCGGTGTCAATCTCTGCAATCTCTGATATTAAAAGATCTCCGTTTTTAAGTAACAGACATTTAATTACTTGGTTTTCCATTTACCTTCTCGTTATACATTTTTACCACACTTGCGATTGGATTTACTAAGGCAACCACTTGATTGATTGATACTGGTACATCATCATCATCTGAAACTGTAATCCAGTTTGAGAGTGTTACCTCTACTGATGTCTCTGCAGTATTCTCCTCAGACAAGAATACAGGTGTGTTATATTTAAGTCTTTGAGGTTTTTTAAATAGATATGCAATCGGTTGTTTATCTTCGGATACAACCTCAGACACATCTGCGATTACTTGATCACCTGATTGTAGAACAGCAAGTTTGATTGTCATTGTTTTAATAATTAAGATGGTAGATTCCTATAGCCGCTTATGCTGAACCTACCAAAGGGCATAACCGCAGCCAGTATTTCTCTGACAAATATATTATAGCACAACTTTTCCGATTGTCCAACTCTTATATCCAAATGCATTTATTGTGTCGTGAGCATCCTTTTCTGCGTAGTCAGGAATCACAATACAATATCCAATACCCATATTATATGTCTTCCACATCTCTTCTTTATTAACATCACCTGACTTCATTATCTTTTTGAATATCTCTGGTATCTCCCAAGAGTTCCAATCTATTTGAGGTTTTAATCTTTCTGGTAAACATCTAGGTAAATTTTCTGGTATACCACCACCTGTTATGTTTGCCATTCCTAGCACAGGAACTTCATTTACCAACTCGTTTACTAGAGAAGTATATATGTGAGTGGGTTTTAAAAACTCATCAGTAATTTTTAATCTACCCTCACGAGCCAGATGATTGATCATACTGTATCCATTGCTATGAATACCACTACTTTCAATACCAATAATTAAATCACCTGCATGAATATCACCACCATCTATTAGATCAGATTGTTCTACAATACCTGTTGCAAATCCTGCAAGATCTATATCAAAAGTCATTGGATGTTCAGCAGTTTCACCACCAACAAGTTCTACACCTGCAAGTTCACATCCCTTAATAATACCTGTCATAATATCATCTACGACAGGGTTGATAGTATTCAGTGAGATATAATCTAAAAAGTATAGTGGTTTCGCACCACATGTGATGATATCATTAACACACATGGCAACAAGATCAATGCCTATAGTGGTATAGTCTCTGAGACGACTACAGATACAAATCTTTGTGCCGACTCCATCAGCACCAGAAACTAAAATAGGTTCCTCATATCCACGAGGAACCTTAAACATACCACCGAAACCACCGATGGTAGGAACTTTTTCTTTTAGTCTTTCAACGAAAGCATTACCTGCTTCGATGTCAACACCTGTTGACTTATAGGTAGTTTTTTCTTGCATGATGTTCTGGAACTACTTTACCCAACTTAACGGTAAGAAGTCCATCCTTGAATTGAACCTCTCTGACTTCAACATCGTCTGAAAGTGCCCATTCTCTTGTGAAAGATCTTTGAGCCAGTCCTTGATGGACATACTCGGATGATGTCTCTTTATCAGTCTCTTTTTTTCCCTCGACAACGAGTTTTCCATATTCAGTGTAAACTTTAAGTTCTTTCTTACCGAATCCTGCTAGAGCAATCTCTAATACAGATTCAACATTATTTACATGAATAAGATTGTAGGGTGGGTAGTTTGTTGTGGTTTCAAAAGAATTAAAAAAGCGGTCAAGGTAATCGTCCATACCTATACCGTTCTTTGAAATTATTTTCATCAACTCTGGTAAGTTTGCAGAGTGATATCTTTGTAGTGAAGTCATAGTGTCCTCCTAAAGCGACTTTATTAATTGAACCCTTTCGGCATTCATCTATATTTATAACATAAAATACAAAAAAAGGGGGTAGTGTATACCCCCCATATGATCTAGTTAAAGTTCGGTTCTGTATTAAGAGCATCATTGATAGAATCCATTTCAGATTCTTCAATCACTTCTTCCTTATCTTTCATGTCATCCATAGTTAATCCTATAGTTTCTAAGAAAGATTCTTTAAATCCAAAGTGTTCATAGGATAGCACTTCATCCTCATTGTTCAATACCTGTAGACAGTATGGATTATATGCTAGTCTCAAGAAATGAAATGCAATAGTTTCATAAGGTTTTCCTTGTGCTCTTGGACTAATATAGTTTGCAGGATCTAGTTCTTTCTTAGTAGATGCCCACTTTAATGCTGCGATTGCAGTTTCATTATTAAAACCCCATGCACCATTAAACTTGTTGTCCAACTCTAAAAGATGACAGTAACCTAATACTAAGTACACTGAGAATTGAGGAACCTTTGAACCTGTCCAGACTCTTTTTAAAGAATCAACAGCTCTTGAAAGATGTCGTCCACCACCCATGTTATCATGCTTGTAGTCTGATCTGAACTGTGAGATTCCCGTTAATACACGAGCATCCCTACCTTCTTCAAGTTCTGGAAGAACATCAGTTCCCAAGCATAGTCCTGCTTGTAAGAATGACGCATATGCTTCGATTGCAGAGGGAACATTTGTTCGATACTCAGCTACAAATCTCTCAACTGGTGTAAGAGGTTTTGGTGTATCATTCTTTTGCTCAAATAACCAACATGCGACAACATCAGCAAATATCGGTTTGCCACCTGTTGTAGGTGCAGTTGACTTAATGACTAGAGCATTACTCCAACCAAAGTCAGGTAGTTGAGTTGAATCTGCAGATAATTTTCCTACAGCACGATGTCGTGAGTCCCAGTTAAGAATCAGTCCAGACCTGCAATCATGCAAGATATCTGCAAATCCTGCTAGTGTAGGGTCGTAACCCTTGTTAAAGAGTCCAACGCAGTGACTAGGATAGAAAATCCTGTTCCATGCTGCATCAATCCATGTCTCATCTTCTGGACGAAACATCAAACCTTGTATAAAGTTTTCCGATTCAAAAAGAGGAAGGAATGCGTAACCCTGATCCTCTATTTGCTGTTTAAATGTACCTAGTATCTCCAACTGTTCAGATGGAGTTGTAAATTTAATTACTGGTTCGTTGTAGAGTTTAACACCACCAGTTAATTTGTTCTTATGCTTTTCTGGTAACTTATTGAAGTCATCTTTTACTTCATATAAGTTAGCGTGTCTTGAAATAGTTTTTCCGAGTTCTTTAAGTGCATTAAAAACTCTCTTCCTTATGGAAGGCTTCTTTGCTTTTGCCATGTTAATTCTTGGTTGTGAATTCCAACCGTCGATAGGTGAGGTTGGTTGATATATTTAGTATGGCATAACTTTTTTAATTTGTCAACTATACGGTTTCCTCTACCTTCTTCTTTTTCGATCCTATATTGTACTTAGTCTCTAAAATCCAGTCACCCTTATCTTTGTAAGATAATACTTTTATTTGATTAAGAGGTGCTACATCCTGTATCGATTCTGCACTTACAATACCTATTAATCCCCAATCAACTAATAATTGAACTATTCTATTTCTTCTCTGAACATCATTAATTGTGAGGTTTGCATGCTTGCCATCA